TAAACCCCTCTTTCTCCATTATTCTTCTATCCTATGTGCCATATAAAAGAAATAAAACATTCTGTATATAAACTCAAGAGAGAGAAAAGCACAAATATCAGCTAATAATCAACAAGTTAAACAGGACAGTCTCTTACGAATGAAATCAAATCGAATGGTTGCACCAGACTACATTGTTATCGCTAAATACAGAAATAAGCAAAAGAAGGATAAGGATGCAAAATGCCATAAGTGTTAAATGAGGAGTTGAGGATACCGTTGGGGATACTTAGTTGGGAAGACAATTATGTCTCGATCAATTACCAAGATTAAGGTTGGGGATACTTTTTTACCATTAAAAGCAGAGTCTTCTTGAAGTGATATTTCTTTCGACACAGTATCTTTAAACGCTTTAAATGGACTTTTGCAGGGGGATAATACAGCACAACAAGAGAAAGAATAAGACTATAAAATTAATATAATTGACTGATTTTGAGCCACAATATACGTTTTAGATGGTATTATTGTGATGAAAATGTGTGCGCCACAAGGTATGCAGATTAATTATCACATGAATCCACAATCTGTTCAAAAAGACAATAGCAGAAGCGGCAGAGTCGGAGTCGGCTGCAAAGTGTTACTTTATAGTAGCAGGTATCACAGTCTCCGACGAGGCTAAAACCGAATGACGCTCCTTATACTTTTCCGGTTGTGACTCATATTGCAATAGCTCGGATTCAAAATGTCGGAGACGTTCTTTCAAACCACCAAGCTCTTCTATAAGGGATTTGTTCTCATCGTCCTTCTCTTTATACATCCTATATAAAAAAGAAGCACTTTCAGGTGCGGATAAGAAGTCTGTCTGAAGAGAACCTGATGCATCTCCTGTCTCTTCACTATCACGAAACATACAGCCACGACCAGTGAGGAGCCAATCCGAATCAATAGGGAATGTTAATACAGTGTTTTGGATAGCCGTTAATCCAACATTACTCCTTCCTTTTGAAATTTCCGTAATCAAAGAAGCGCTGACTGATATTTTTGATGCAAAATCTTTATTATCAGACACATATTTTTTATCAATTAGGAATTCCAATACCTTCAGAAAACGCACAGAGAGCTCATTTAGCATATAAAAATACAGTTTACTGTAAAAATAATTATCATTCCCCTTTGTTTGGTACAGAATACTGTATACCTTTGCATCAGGTTAAACGTTTACAACGCACAAAGAAACAAAAAAAGGCGCATAAAAACAATAACCCAAGAGTGGAATATGAAAAAGAAAAAGGGCGGTTGATGCAAAATACTTGCCATGGGAGAAAAAGAAATGACCTCATAGCAAGAAAGAATGATGACGAACAAACAATTAAACCATTGATAGTATGAAGAAAATAGAATGGGAAAATCCGAAAAAAAAAGGTGAAGCTTATACTCACCTTATGAAGGTGTTTAAAGTGAGCAGACCTACCGTCAGCCTGGCGATGAGTTTCAAACGGAATAGTTTGGAAGCGGCACGCATGAGACATGTGGCACTGACACAGCTTGGCGCGAAGCTGCTGAGTGATGAGGGAAAGACCCCACAAATAGTCAGGATACTAAATGCGAAAGGAGAAACCGTAAAGGCGGTGGTAACGAAAGAATTGTGATATGGACAGGAAACTGACAGGTAAAGAGCGGGTATTTCTCGCAGATCTGGCTGCATTGTTACAGCAATATGACTGCCTGATGCATATAGAGAATAATGAAATCTGCTTCGATATGGAAGAAGAAACGGACGATGAACGAAAGGCGATACACTTGCCGGGAGTGTACGCTTGGTTCGATATTGAATATTTCATGAATAAGAACTCTTGAAAAATAAAATTTCTGACTATGGAAATGTTTGGAAAAATACCGTGTGTGACGTTTGACGAGCTTGTAGGAAGCGGAATAATGAGTCGGGCGAATTACAAAAAACATGTTCGTGACGGGAAGTTCCGCGTACTCAGAAGAGGAGGAAACGGTCGGAAGGCGCAAATTGCCTACGAAAGTCTGCCGGAAGCCATCCGTGCCGCTTATGACGCAAGAAATCCACGGGCCAAAGAACAGTTCATACAACCACAGCTCTCCATGAACGAGCGCTTGAACAGTGACAGCAAAGCTGTGGAATTCTTTAAAAGGTACACGCCGAAAATCACACTGGAACGGCAGGCGGAATATACACTGAATGCTAAAGTATTGAATGCCATGAAGGCCAAAGAAGCGGATATGACCTGTCGGCACAGTACTTGCGGATTTAGGAACAAGAAACTGGTGCGCAACACTCTCCTCGCCCTTTGCGAGCACCTGCGGCAGCGATACGGGCACACACTGCCTCGAAGTACACCGCGTCTGTTGGAAAAATTCGATGCATACAAACAGTATGGCTATCAGGTACTTGTGAATGGAAATTCGGGTAACCAGTCCGCCCGCAAAGTAGGCATGCGCGAAGGACGTCTGTTACTGAAACTGAAACGTAGCAAGTTTCCGGTATACACCGATATGCAGATATTTGAAGAGTACAACCGGCAGGCGAAAATAAGAGGGCTGAACCGGATTGAATCTCCGCAAACTGTGAACAATTACCTCTACAAGACCAATATTAAGCTGTGGTGGTATGCTGCAGTCCACGGCGAAGTGGCCTTTAAGAATGAGTTCATGCCGCAGTTCGACACCAAATTACCGGAAATGCCGAACACGCTATGGTACGGCGATGGTACAAAGCTCAACCTCTATTATAAGGCATATGACAAAAAGCAGAAGCGCATGGTGGCACGCACCACCGACGTATATGAAGTAATGGATGCCTGCACGGAAGTTTTTCTGGGCTACGCTTTCGGGACTGAGAATTTCCTCACCCAATACGACGCCTACCGCATGGCACTGGAAACCTGGAAAGTGAAACCGCACGAAATTGTGACCGATAACCAAGGTGGGCACAAGAAACCTGAAGCACAGGCTTTCTTCAGTAAAATATGCCATCTGCACAAGACGACCATGCCCCACAACGGCCAGTCCAAGAGCATAGAGAGCGCCTTCGGACGTTTCCAGCAACAGGTGCTCCACAAGCTGTATAACTTCACCGGGCAGAACATCACCGCCGTGAAACCGAACAGCCACATCAACCTCGACCTCGTGATGGCCAACATTTCCCAATTACCCACACTGGAAGAAATGAAAGAACAGTATATCCGTTGCCGCCGGGAGTGGAACGACATGGAACACCCTACTTCGGAAACCGGGATGACCCGCATGGAGATGTACACTACCTTCAACAGTCCGAATGCCGAACTGCTGGACGCCTATGAGGTGCAGGAACTCTTCAAACTCGTCAGCCGAGATAGCGTGAAATACAGTAAACAAGGCTTCATCTTCGAACAGAACCGCCAGCAATACCGCTACATGGTGTATACCGAAAGCGGGCTGGTGAACATGAACTTCCACATCCAAAATGTGGGCAACAGTTTCCATTATCGCTACGACCCACAGGATATGACGATTATAGAACTTTGGCAGAGCACTCCCTCCGGACTGGTTTATGCCGCCACCGCCACGCCGAAAATAGTCATCCATCGCGCCACAGCCGACCGCACGCCGGAGGAAAACACACTCCTATTCGCCCAGATACGCGAAAATGAACGTGCCCGCGCCGCCCACCACATTGCTTGCGAAGAACTGATGCTGGAAGAGTGCATAAGCGAGGCCTATGTTCGACTAAGGGTACCACGTCCCATAGGCATCTCTCAGAAAGGCATGGAAAACTACCGCGAAGAGTACGCTGACGAGAGATTAATTCCACCGGTAGAATTCCCTGAAGGGATGGGGCCCGGAACATACAAAGAGGAAGAAGCTGAAACAGAGAGGATTGAAGGAATCGCTTCCATAGGCGAATATACCAAGGCAACGTCTCAACTGACGAAAGCGGACTTCTACCAAAGTTTTTTTAATAATTAACGTGAATTCGGTAATAGTAGAATTATCTTTTTCTTACAATTACCCCCATTCAGTAATCATTTATATATTATATAAGCCATGAAAGAACTTACCAAACAGGATAAGGACTCTATCCGCGACGCCCTAATAGAGTATTGCAGTAACTACCCCTCGCAGAATCGTGCCGGCGAGAGTCTGAACGGAGTGAGTACCGCCACAGTATCACAAATCTGCAATTCGAAGTACACCAGCATCAGCGATGACATGTTCAGCCGGATAGCCGCACAGATAGGCCATAACCTTGAGCGTTGGACACTGACCGAGAGCAGCACCTTTTCGCGCATAACTTTTGCTATGACCGATGCACAAGCTTATAAAAATACCACCTGGATAGTGGGCGATGCCGGTTGCGGTAAAACCACGGCCGCAATCGAGTACCGCCGTGCACACCGCAACGTCTTCTACCTCCTTTGCAGCGAGGACATGAAGAAAAGCGATTTCGTGCGGGAGATAGCCCGCCAAGTGGGTGCCCCCACCGATGGGACTAATCTGAGAGACACGCTGGACTACGCTATCTCCCTCATCACCTTCCTCAACACCCCGCTCATCATCTTCGACGAGGGCGACAAACTGACTGACTCCGTTTTCAGCTACTTCATCAGCATTTATAACCGGCTGGAGAACAAAAGCGGCATTGTCTTCCTCTCCACCAATTACATCAAACGACGCATAGAGAACGGTCTGCGCTACAACAAGAAGGGATATAAGGAAATACACAGCCGCATCGGCCGCAAGTTCTTCGACATAAATGTGGTCACCGAACAAGATGTCTACGCCATCTGCCGGGCAAATGGTCTGACGGATATGACCGAAATAAAGCGGGTGCAGCGCGAAGCTGCACAAGGCGAATACGACCTTCGACGGGTAAAGCGTGTGGTGCATGCCTGCAAGCGCATCCTCGAAGCCAAACGGATGGAAGGGGGACGGACATGAGCAAAGAAGAGAACAGCAAGAAAACCTTTGTACGCAACGCCAAAGGTGTGCGCGAGGTACTGAATATGAAATTCAACACACTTGCCTTCGAAGGTGCATGGCATGATGCCTTCGGCACTCCCGAACGCCGGGGTGTATGGCTCGTATGGGGCAATACCGGAAATGGAAAGACTTCTTTCGTGATGCAGCTCTGCAAGGAATTGTGCCGCTTCGGTCGCGTAGCCTACGACAGCCTGGAAGAAGGTGCCTGCCTGACGATGCAGAACACCCTGAAACGCTATAACATGCAGGACGTCAACCGCCGCTTCCTGTTGTTGGATGCCGAACCGCTGGACGAACTCAGTCTGCGCCTGAAACGCCAGAAGGCTCCCGACTTCGTAGTGATAGACAGTTTTCAATATACACAGATGACGTATGCCCAATACATCAAGTTCCGCGAACAACACCGTAATAAATTACTCATCTTCATCAGTCACGCCAGCGGTCGAAACCCGGACGGGCGCAGTGCCAGGAAGGTGGCATTCGATGCCTCATTGAAGATTTATGTGGAAGGATACCGCGCACATTCCAAGGGGCGTTTCATCGGTCCAAAGGGTCACTTTGATATCTGGCCTGAAGAGGCAGCCAAGTATTATGGAGAAGACTTGAACGATTAACTATATAGAAAAGGAGGTTTATCATGGGATTTGTGAAACGTTATGGCAATAATGCCGATTATCGTCGTCGACTGGAGGTAAAGTTACAAAAGAGCAGTGAGCACATCGAAGAGTTGGCCGAATGGCTGTATGTGCACACGTCGGATATTGAAAGCACGGAATATGAAAGGCGATATGCCGAGTATAATTCGGAACTCCGCCGTCACGACATCTTCTCCGATGAACTGCAATGCTACGACAACCCCGCCCAAGCCTGGCGGGACAATCCGGAACGATGGCAAGGTCTGAATTGGGATTGCAGGAACAAAATCAGGTATTAGCTACCCGGTAAAAAAACAATCCGGTAGTAGTGTCTCCATCCACTACTACCGGATAATTTCCTGCCCCTCCTTCTTGCAAGCGTACATCATTTCCGGTACCTTTGCAATAGAGAGCTAACTGACAAAATTAACATCAACTTTCAGATTATGAAAAAGAGACGTAACATCATCGGAATGAGCTATGCGCATAGAGTGACGGAAGTGCTGCGTATATACGAAGAACACGCACGTAGCGGATTGTCGAACCGCGAAATCCTGCGCCGCTACATCTGGCCTGTGTATCCCATCTGCGAAAAGACATTCTACAACATCATCAATGCCAGTGCCGACCCGCGCATCAAGGCCCGGCAAAGCGAACTGGATGCTCAACTCACGCTGTTCTGACTTCTCTCTCGATGACCATAACAGCATATTGCTGTTCGTACACTTTGACATTACCCGGTTCCACCGTCTGCACACTCTTGGTACGCACCGCCGCCGACCGGCAACCTTCAAAGCCCCATCCTTGTACCGCGTCGTTCAGGCGTTTCACCAACTGATAACGCTGCGTCGCACGCTCCACAGCCGTGCTTTCGTCGACAGGCGGCTGTACTCCGCAGTCGAAAGCCAAACGTACGCTCAACGTAGGTTCACCACGCTGCGTGTCGGCCTTAAGATTCCCCCAAACCGTTTCGGGAATACCCACTAATACACACGGAAAAGCAACCGGATAGACCGGCTCCCCATTCTTCAGGGCATCAAGCTGCCCGTAATCTTCGTCCACCACCTCTACGAGGTTTCCCATCTTCTCGGCAATCTGCCGCAGTAAGTCACTCATTAATTGTTCCATATCAGGAGATTTTTAATTGAAAAATAAGTATTTCACTTTTGACATCTGCGAAGTACGGCAATACCCGCCTGAAACGGAAAAAACAGTGTACCCCTTACCCACAACACTGCAACCGTTACGCAATGTTTGGAAAGCGTTACACACTATTTTGCACCCCTCCACCCTACATCGTATGTTTGCAGCAACAAAATCGCAACCGATATGATACAGAAAAGGATTCATCATAACTCCCCCATCGGGGAAGCAGGGAAAGGAGGCCGGTCATGACCCGTGGACTAAGGAACAACAACCCCGGCAACATCCGCCTCTCCGCCACTCCGTGGCAAGGTGAGATACGCCCCTCACAGGACAGCTCATTCTGCCAATTCACCAGTATGGCCCACGGCTACCGTGCCCTCCTCAAACTGCTACGCAACTACGGCCACCTGCACGGTTGCCGCACGGTGGCCGACTTCATCAGCCGCTGGGCCCCCCCGCACGAAAACAACACATCGGCCTACATCAGCCGAGTGTGTTCCACCATGCACGTGCCCGCCACCTACCAGCCCGACACGGACGATCACGACACTCTGTGCGCCCTGGCCGCCGCCATCTCGCTGGTAGAGAACGGCACCCCCGCCCTTATGGCGGACGTAGAGGCCGGATGGGCATTATTATAAGAGAAAAGACGAAAAATATGAATGCACTG